AAATATTTAACTAAAATATAGTTATAAACTGAGTATTTATCAACATATAGGTAATCATATAATATAATGGCAGAAAAGTTAGTTCCAATAACAAGATTAGGTAAATTCTTCGGTGCTGAAGATTATAGTTTAGATATCGGCATGGGAGAAGAATGGTTAATCGGTGACATGAATTTCACCATAGTACTTTACCGTATTGATAGAAGAAAGACAAAAACTGATGATGTATATGGAGAAGTGTTGGAAGATGGGATACAGTTTCTTGCACCTGTTGAATTAAAAGGATTAGTTCAAGTTATGGCTCCGACTAATAAAAATATTGGAACTTCTAAGATAGAACAACAAGAACCTGGTAATATGAAATTTAGTATCTATCAAAAAACTTTGGATGATATGGGTGTTGAAATATTTATGGGTGATTACATTGGATACTACGAGTCCGAAGACCGAGTTAGGTATTATTCTGTTGTCGATGATGGATTTGTAAAATCTGATAATAAACATACATATGGTGGATATAAACCTTTCTATAGAACTGTTATTGCCACTTATGTAAGTGAAAACGAATTTAGGGGAATATAATGAAAATTATTGTTAGGGAAACTCAGCTGGCTCGAATAGTTGAAAAGGTCACCAAAGAAAAAGTTATTTGTGATGAATGTGGTTGGTCTTGGAAATTATCCGAAGGAGGTAAAGACCCTTACATGTGTCATAAATGTGGACATGATAATTCTAAAAAATAAAAAAAGATGCCATTACCAAAACAAGTAAAACCTACATTACCTTTAGTTCCAAAGAAAACTTTGTATGCAAGAAGGGAACAACTTCTTGAGTTTATAAACAAAGACGGAACTTATTTACCAAAGTCAGTATTACATGCTGATTTGGATAGAGGTATGTTAGATTTTGTTAAAGAAGATCTTAAAGTTGTGACCGCTGGAAAAATTATTCCGATGGTTGATATTATAATCACAACACAAAATTGGTCTCAATATGTTGAAACGGCATTATTTACCAACTTGGATTTCAATCCCGAACCTCCATTCATTACTGTGGTAAGACAACCTGAAGTTAAATTCGGGACTAATCCGTCCTTAAAATATAATATCCCTAACAGAAAACAATTCTATTATGCTTCTGTACCAACTTGGAATGGAAATGAACAAGGTATGGATATTTACACAATACCTCAGCCAGTACCTGTTGATATTAATTACAGTGTCAAAATCATTTGTAATAGAATGAGAGAACTTAATCAACTCAATAAAATTGTGATGCAAAAGTTTTCTTCAAGACAAGCATATACTTTTATTAAAGGTCAATATGTTCCAATAGTTCTTAATAATATATCTGATGAGTCACAAATGCAGATGGATGCTAGAAAATATTTTATTCAGACGTATGACTTCACTATGTTAGGTTACTTGATTGATGAGGAGGAATTTGAAGTCAAACCTGCGATTGCAAGAGTTGCACAAATTATGGAGTTGGACACTACCGTATTAAAAAGAAGAAGACCAAAGTTTCCTGAAAACCCTGATGAATTTTTATCCAACTTTTTATATACAGTTGGAAATAACACTTTAAGTGAAATTATTGATTTCAGAGCAAATATGTCTTTGATTAGGTCGACCAATGTCGATAGTTTTAATGTCTATATAAATGGTGATTATTTTGGTACTGATGTTTCAGAAATTCAAATCACAACAAATGATATTTTAAGAATTGATGTAGTCAAAAATGACAACACTTTAGAATCTAACATTGAGTTCGAGGCTCAGTTGGTTTAACCCTCACCATAGATATCTTTCTTCTCTTTACAATTTTCGATTATAAGATTTTCTAAAAACTTATAGATTTTTATCCCACGCTTTTCACAGTACTTTTTTAGTATCTCGTGGGATTCAGGGGATATTTTGATATTCTTTATTTCTTTAGTTGTTTTCATAGGTAGAAAAAAGGTAGAATAAATTCATACTCCTTACAAATAGATATTCAAAAGTCAAGTTTTTTCACTTAGATATGAATATTTATCATTAAAATAAATTTGCTAACAATAATTTTGAACTATGTTTTTTCAAGCAACACAAGTAAATCAAAAGGTATACGTATCGCCTGGAGTATATACGTCTGAAACTGACTTATCATTTGTAGCTCAAAGTGTAGGTGTTACTACGTTAGGTTTAGTCGGGGAAACAATCAAAGGTCCCGCATTCGAACCTATCTTTATCACAAACTACGATGAGTTTCAAGCATATTTTGGGGGGACTGAACCTACAAAATTTATAAACACACAAATCCCTAAGTATGAGGCGGCATATATTGCAAAGTCATACTTACAACAATCTAATCAACTTTTTGTTACAAGAATTTTAGGTTTGTCAGGATATGACGCTGGACCGTCTTGGAGTATTAAGGTGACCGCAAATGTTGACCCATTAACCGTAGGTCTTAGTCCTGCAACTGGCACAACATGGAGTGCAAACTTCACAGGTTCTTCTACAGGAAATACTGTAGAATTTGTTGGTGGAGCACTTCCTCCAATAGTTCAAGCGTACATCAATAATCAATACAGATTGTCAGATGGTAGTACTTCAACTTTGGGATTAGATTTTACAAGTAACCTTAATAACGTTATGGATACTCCATCTTTGTCGGCTAATACTTTGGTTGTCTATGGAGCTATTCCTGAGAGTGATTATTATAATTTGACTGGAACTTATTCAAATGTCATCAATGAATACGGATGTGATTCAGTTAATATTGCAATAAATGACTTGTCCGCGGATGAAAATGACCCTTGGTACTATGCTAATTTTGACATTACATCAGGAAATGCATATTCTGGATATTCATTCTTTTATTATGTTTCTTCTTTAACATCAGGAGCGTCTTCAACATTCTCAGGTACTATATCTGGTAGTGTTTACAATTACTCAGGAACTGCGTATTCAGAATACAACAACATGGTTGTTGCAACTTTACGTTCTAGAGGTATATCTTTATATACTAATAGTACTACAAGCGATAACCATGGACCAATTTATGAGGTTAGTGGTTTAACTGATTTACAATTAGTATGTACCGAACAATATTCAGGAGTCACTCAGTCTCCTTTTGAATCATTCTTAATTTCAGGTGTTACAAAAGACAACGACAATTTCTCTTTTGAAGCATCTATGTCCGCATCTTCTCCTAAGTATATAACAAAAGTGTTAGGTGTTGATAACTTTGGTAAATCAAGAAATGAAGTTCCCGTATATGTTGAAGAAATTTATCCAGGAACTTTAGCTTACGCATATAACCAAGGATATATTCGTGGTTTGGATTGTAACTTAATTGCACTTGAAGGTGCTAGAAGTGAAGACCCACAATCAATAGCATACAATGTAACTCAATATAAGTCACCAAGTACTCCTTATTTAGTATCTGAACTTAGAGGTAATAAGGTTTATAACTTATTCAAATTTATATCAATTTCTGACGGTAATGCTGCGAACACAGAAGTAAAAGTTTCTATCGCTAACTTATCATTTAATAATATGTCATTTGACGTATTGGTTAGAAATTTCTTCGACACAGATGCTAATCCTGTGGTAATAGAGAAATTCACTAACTGTAACATGGATCCTAATTCCAATAATTTCGTAGCTAAGAAAATTGGTTCGAGTGATGGAGAATACGCTTTGATTTCACGTTACATTATGATTGAATTAGCAGATGAAGCACCAATCGACGCAATTCCTTGTGGTTTCTACGGATACACTCAAAGAGAATACGCATCAGTGAGTAACCCTTCACCAGTTCCAATTTTCAAAACAAAATATTATTTTCCTGGTGAAGTAATTTACAACCCTCCATTTGGAGCACCAACCGATGTAACTGAATCTTCAGGAGATATTGTTAGAAGAAGTTATTTAGGTTTCTCAAGTCAATTTGGAATTGATGATTCATTCTTACAATATAAAGGAACACAAAATCCTTTGAATTGGGTAACATCTCCACTTCCTGTTGAAGGGTCACCATGGAATTATTTAAGTAAAGGTTTCCACATGGATTCAGGAGCGACAGTAGTAACACTTGGTAACTCAGTCTTAACCAGTGGTCAAACTGCATTTGAATGTGGTGTTGCTGACTTCACAAGAGACCCTGAAACTCAAGAAAATCCTTACTACTTCATTTATTCAAGAAAATATACTATATGTTTTGCTGGAGGTTTTGATGGATGGGACATTTACAGAGAGTTCAGAACTAACGAAGACAGATTCCAATTAGGAGCGACAGGTTTCTTAGCAGGTGCATCACCTTCAACAAGATATCCAAATGCTACAGGAGATGGTTTATTTAAAAGAATTGTTGTTGCTAACAATACTCAAGATTTCGCTAACACCGATTACTACGCTTACTTACTTGGTATCTTGACATTCGCAAATCCTGAATCAACTAACATCAACGTATTTGCAACATCAAGTATTGATTATGTAAACAACTCTAACCTTGTAGAAGAGGCTATCGACATGGTACAATTCTCAAGAGCGGATTCAGTTTACATCGCAACTACTCCTGACTATAACATGTATACTCCTGATGCGACTAATCCTCAGGATATCATTTACTCTCAAGAGGCAGTTGATAATTTGGATAACACAGGTATTGATTCTAACTATACCGCGACTTACTATCCTTGGATTCTTACAAGAGATACTGTTAATAATACACAAATTTACTTACCTGCAACAGGTGAAGTTTGTAGAAACTTAGCATTGACAGATAACATCGCATTCCCTTGGTTCGCATCGGCAGGTTACACAAGAGGTCTTGTAAACTCTATCAAAGCGAGAGTTAAGTTGACTCAAGAAGATAGAGATACTTTGTATCAAGGTAGAATCAACCCAATTGCAACATTCTCTGATGTGGGAACTGTAATTTGGGGTAACAAAACCTTACAAGTCGCTGACACAGCACTTAACAGATTGAACGTAAGAAGATTGTTACTTCAAGCTCGTAAGTTGATTTCAGCAGTAGCGGTAAGATTGTTGTTCGAACAAAACGACCAAATCGTTAGACAACAATTCTTGGATAGTGTTAACCCTATCTTAGATTCAATCAGAAGAGACAGAGGTCTTTATGACTTTAGAGTAACAGTTTCTTCTTCACCTGAAGATTTAGATAGAAATACATTAACAGGAAAGATATACTTAAAACCAACGAAGGCATTAGAATTCATCGATATCGAATTCTTCATCACTCCAACAGGAGCTTCGTTCGAAAATATCTAATAATTAATAGGGGGGTAAAATCCCCCCTTTAGCCAAATGAAAAAAGTTTTTACAGAAGGATTTATAAGTAAAGGTACTCCAGACTTAAAATATTATGCGTTCGATTGGGACGATAATATAGTTCATATGCCAACTAAAATTTTAGTTAAAGATGAGAGTGGTAATGAAGTTGGAATGTCTACTGATGATTTCGCCGAGTTTAGACATCAAATAGGAAAAGAACCATTTAATTATAAAGGTAACACAATAGTAGGTTATAGTGACTCTCCATTTAGAAACTTTAGAACCGATGGTGATAAAGATTTTTTGGTGGATGCTATGAGGGCAAAAAAAGGACCGGCATTTGATGATTTCAGAGAAGCAATCAATAACGGTTCAATATTTGCAATAATTACTGCGAGGGGACATAACCCGAACACTATAAAAGAAGCAATTTATAATTACATTATAGATGGGTTCAACGGGATAGACAAAGACGAGTTAATTAAAAATCTTAAAAAATATCGGTCTTTTGTAGGTGAAGATGAAATGAGTGATGAAGAATTAATTAAGTCATATTTGGAACTTAATAAGTATCATCCAGTGTCTTTTGGTGATGACCAAGGAGCGGTTAATCCTGAAGAAGCTAAAGTAGAGGCTATGGAGGCTTTTGTAAATTATATTAAAGCTATGGCAG